GTATTCATCTTCCGTTAGCCCATACACCTTGACTATTGCATCAAATTCATATTCCGATACCGTTTCTAGCAGGGTAATGTCATCGTGCGCAGCAATTACGTCATTTTCAGCGGTTGCAGCTATAGCTATCCAACGCATGCGGTTCTCCAGTTTTTCCAAAGTCTTTTTGTTTCCTGCCATGGTGATATGAACGGTACTATAAGCAGGCAAGGGTCAAATTCATACCAACGCTTGCTGACGCTGGTCCCAAAATCAAAACTTTTTGGATTCGAATGATGGTTGTTGTGCCATCCTTGGCCCCAGCCCAGCAATCCCAAGTACCACACATTGGTACTGTGATCCTTGGTTTCAAAAGGTCTATATCCATTATTTGAATGGCAAACCAGATTTACAATGTTTTCCGTATGTAATGACACCACCGCAGGTATCACAAAGAAAAACAAACAAAACATGGGATTAATGGCAAATGTCACGATCAAGGTGGTCCATACCACCGTATTGTAGTTCTTATGGAAAAAAATCAAGGTCTGATCTCTTAACAAGCCGGCTCCATATTTCAAATTGACCGTTTCGTGAGTTATTGCAAACATCCACCCCATGTAGGCGTTCCATTTGCCTTTGATGGGAGAATGCAAATCTCTCTCCCTGTCGGCATGTGCATGATGATAACCCCTATGCAGTGCTGCCCACCATATTGGTGATCCTTGCCCGGTCATGCAGGCTAACCAATAAATCACGGGTCTAACATAGGGTCGTATTTCTATGCTTTGATGCGAAATGTATCGATGCAATCCGATAGCATCCCCTAGTCCGCCGATTATCACATAGCCTGCCAGTAGATACGCTGCGTATAGCCACGACCACGATGTGCATGCGGCATAGATCCCTATGATCGCCGCGATGTGATAAGGACCTATGATTGCAAAGATAGCAGGCACCTGTTTGGTTACTCTATAGGTTGCATAGTTCTGTTTAAGCCAGTTTATCATGGTATTTCTCTTTTGAGTATGTAGCGTCGTATGTTATTTGCATAAGGATATAAAGCCCAGCCCAGAAATGAATTGTACAGGCTATAATCAGTTGTTTGGTTTTCAGGTATGGTCGTCTCAACAAATGTCCAGTATCTTTCGCGCATGAACTTTGTCATGCGCCTGTATGCTTCTTCTCTTTCAGCAGGATTTATCACATAAAACTCGTTTATGTTGCGATCTTCAAAATATGCGCATATGAATCGCACCAGGTCTTGCCAAATTTTAACAAATGCAACCGATGATACCGAACTCAGGGTCCAGCTTAGCAGCCATGCCGGCACGCTATAGAGTTCCCGCACACCAGTTGCAACCACTATCTGATCAAATTCGTCTGTCACCACCGCAATTTTGCGAGTCTCTGCTCCAACCGTGTCCGGAGGAACCATGAACAATGAATATATGGATGACGTTTTTGCATCAAGATTCAGTGGATAGGAATTTTTTGGATTAGCGTATATCCTCAGTGATAACTCCTTTATTAGGTGTTGCTCGCTGTAATTTAACCATCTTATATTATATTGCATGTAATTGGGGTTCCTAACTTTAACTTGTGCAGTTGGCTAACATCAAAAATGAATTCAGCCGGAGTAGCATTGAGCATTTTAGATGTTTCGCTAGCAACAAACTCCCATATGTTTAACATGCGTTCCATGCCATGCCTTTTTGGCCGATTCCGCATGTCAAACCCTGTAAGCTCTGTATATATCGTGTGTTTGCTACTGGTCCAACTTAGTTTGCCAAAAATTCGATCATTTATTAAATTTTCCACAATGTTGTTGGCCGTGAACGCTGTTATGGTGTTAGGATCATATGTATAAAAATTATTATATGCAGGAATTCCGGTGGACTCAACGAATCTATGCCAACATCCGTCCTGATCTTCTTTTTTAACAAACCACCATGCGTTCTGATGTTTTTGTAATTCAATCTCGTCAATCGTTATCATGGGCGCTCGCTGCTGCTCCGCTATATACAACAGCAATTGCTGATAGAACGTGTAACATTGATACGATGCAGCCACTCTGCGCCATTCGCCCGATTCGACGAATTTAACCGGATCAAAGTCGAAAATAACAGGTTCCACACCTAAATCGTTACACAATACCAGCGCGTTTTTAACATCTGGTTCGTTTAGATTGTTGGCAAATTTTATTATAAATGGTGTAACCGCATAACCATTGTTATAAAACACACGTAATGCAACCTCACTATCCAGTCCGCCGCTGAGAAACAATCGAAAATCGCATCCATGACGATTGTATAACACCTTGGCAGATCGCGTAAGTGATTCCAGGAATGTGGAGCCGTCTGGCGCGTGTCCTATGCCTACGGCGCAATGTGCTATTTCGTAAGGATGCTGTCGCCAGTGTTGCGTTGAATTACCGTTGAACCAGTATTGCAGATGATTACCCTTGGTGAGTTCAAACTTTTTATAGACATCATCCATGATTACGCAATTCCCTGATTATCTGTTGTGTTCCTGATAGGTCAATTGGTTTTAACACGCACCACTGCTCCGTAAATCGTATGTTCAATTTCGTATCCAAGGCAATACAATCATTCCACCAATTGCTCCAGACACCGCCCAGTCCTGCGGCCTTCCCGGCGGTTTTTTTACAAATGGCATCATAAATTATTTTGTTGTAGTCATTAAATGTCAGCAGCATCGACCATGCATTGTGTTTGATGCTCCATTGTAGATTAGCTGCAAGGAGATATCTAGTTACTTGATTATTGTTGCGATGATCGGCATCTAACCAACACCTGATTCCTCCAATTGACAACCTTTGATGCAGCTGGCTCTTTTCCACGCAGCTTACCCCAACGATCCTATCTTGGTATTCAAGTATGGCGATTTCACCGGTATCTTGTGTCCATCTTTTTTTAAGATGGATATTATTCAGCAGTCCTGCATTATTTTCCATGCCCATGTTGGGGCCCGCGGGATGTGCTGTGTGGAACATCAACTGATAATTTACAAAATCGCACAGCTTCGCCCAGGGCGCGGGTTTAATCGTGTCACTGGCAATGGTATAGCAAAAGTAGTTCATGGTTATGGCTAGTGTAAGTGATCTAAACCATTGTTTACAACAAAAGACCCAGAAATTGCCTAAAGACCTCCGTGCGATTTTTAAAATGCCCACCTGGCATAAATAGTTTTACATTACGGAGGTTTCATTATGGCTGCTATAGTCCCACCATTTAACCCAGATCTACCAACGGTAAATCGTTTTGGGGTACCAATGCCAGGCGGCACAGGCATCGGCATTCTCATGCCTAAGCTCAAGCATCGCTTTAGAATCGTTACTTATGGATTCGGTGTCATAGGTCCATCGCAAAACATCTTCACACAGCAGGTGGTTACAGCGGGTCGACCAAACATCAATTTCAACAACACGCCGCTACACAGCTACAACAATATCACTTATATCGCCCAAAAGCCAGAATGGCAAACCATTGAGATAACACTTCGAGACGATATCACCAATCTGGTAACATCAATGGTAAGTGCCCAGGTTCAAAAGCAAATGAACCATTACACGCAGTCGGCTGCCGCGGCAGGCGTTAACTACAAGTTCTCAATGAACATTGACACACTGGACGGCACGGTCAATGGTACCAACGATTCCGTTCTGGAAAGCTGGTTCCTAGAAGGCTGCTATCTCGAGCAGGTTGCTTATGATAACATGGACTATTCAAGCTCAGACGCTGTTATGCTCACACTTACTGTTCGTTATGACAACGCAACACAAGGTGACGAGTCGATACTTGCAGCTCTACCAGGTGACTTTACCGGTGCTAACGATTCAAGCGGTAACGCAGGCGGTTAATAAACATCGCCATGCCACCTCTGTAACACTAAAAAACGGTGCACTAGCACCGTTTTTTTTTGGCTAAATATTAGCATGACACAGGTATTCCTACGTTCTCCACAGATTGCAAGCCGAGCTTTTGGTACGTCGCAACAAGGTCAAATAATGACCGCCGTTCCGCGTACAAAATTTGAGTTCTACGTTCAGTTCGTCCTCAGCAGCGGTGCAGCCACCATGCTTCAAAATGCCAATCTAAACACTTATGATGGATCCAGAGGTCTAACGTTTAAGGTCAAAACA